CTCTCAGACAAAAGCCGGCTGCCCGCCGGCGGGGTTGGGCAGTCGGGGCGGCTCATCCGCCCGATCTGCGCATAGTGTTCGACCCGCGCTTCCCAGAGGCGCTTGGCCTGGCGCCAGTCGCCGTCGTGGGGAAGTTCCATCAGGATCGAGACCGCGCGGTCGATTTCGTCGGCATCGCCGGGCTCGATCATCCGCGGGCGGGCGCCCAGGAACGTGATGGCCTCGGCCAGCAGGGCGATGCGATCGGCGTGGCGAATGGTGCGCGTCATGGACAGGACGCTGACCTGCCATGCCGAACCGATCACCCTGTCGATCCGTCCCTTTGCATGTGCGAGCGCGTCGGTGACGAAGCCCGACATCTGGGCGCTTTGCTCGATCAGGTCGACGGCCGGCGAGGTGATGTCGCCGAGGAAGATTTCATGGGCATCATGCAGCAGTGCCCAGGGACCGTACTCCGGCGCTACCAGGCGCTCGACCAGGACCGAATGCACGGCAACTGACCACGGCACCGGGGTTCGCCCAGAGAAACGGTTCGTCTTCGCCAAAGAGGCCGCGAGGATATCCAGTTGCACATCCTCGGGCCGCAGCGCGGCCAGATCAACGTCGTCCTGAAGAGTCCAGAACGGGATGGAGGCGGCGCCCATGTCAGTGCACCCCAGCCAGATGCAGCCCGACAAAGATCCAGAGGAACGCGGACATCGACAGGCAAGCCATGCCGACCAGTAGCGGAAGCAGGCCAGAGCTTCCTTCCGCGACCCTGATCGGCGCGGCCAGTGAGACAACCAGCCCTGAGGCGCTCATGATCAGAGCAGCGCAAACAGCAAGTAACAGCATCACATTCCGCTCCTATGCCTTGGCCAGATCGATGGTGACGGTCTGCCAGGCTTCAGTCTGGCTGCTGCGCATCATCATGCGCAGATAGGTTTTTGACCCAACCACCCGCAGCGCGTCCCAGCCCGCGGCGACGGCGCTGTTCCAGCGCTCATCCTGGCTTTCGGTGCGCAGAAGCGAGAACAGGGCGGCACGGTTGATGGTGCCTTCCTTGTCGGTCGAGAACGCCCGCGTCACCAGCATGCGCAGCTCGGGACGCGTGTCGCTGGCCCATTCGTTCAGGCACTCATCGAAGAGGTTTTTAGCCACCTGCAATTCGGGGCCGAAGTCGATCTGGTCGTTGATCCGCACCTGTATCTGGATCAGCCCGTCATGCGTCTGATAGGTGCGGTTGCCCTTCTTGCCGCCCTTCGTCAGCTTGTATTGCTGCTCGAGGATAGCGTCGAAGTTCGCGAGATCGACGAAGGCGTGGCCCTTGAAGCGCGTGACCTGTTCGCTCAGCGCCAGCCAGAAGCCGGCGACCTTCCTGACGGTTTCGTCCTCAAGCAGGTTCTGCGGCTTGATCATCTCGATCGGCACCAGGGCGCCGCGCGCATCTTCCATATATTCGCGCTCGTTGAGCGTGATGCGACCCGATGGGACCTCGGCGGGGGTGAAAGTGCTGGTCATTTTTGGCCTTCCTTCAGGAGCGGGTTGGTTTCGCACTGGCGGCAGGCCCGCCAATGTTTGAGTTTCTCGGGGTTCGAGGTGGACATGGGCGCCGCGGCATGGGCGCGACACGCTTCTTTCGAGATCGCCTGGCGCAGGTGCGGGCAAAGCACCTGGTCGCGGTAGATCTCGACGATGCGGGCACCGTGTTTGCGCGTCACCAGATCGAGACTGCGGGCCGGATAGGTCCCGGAAAGTAGCATCGACAACGATGGGCGCGGCATCCCGGTCTCGCGAGCGAGCTGGCTGACCGACTTGCCCTTGGCGCGCTCGGCCCGAAGCAGGGAGACCCATTGCGGCTCTGCGTCACCAAGTTTCAGCTGGGGGTGCACGGATGATCCTCCCCGGTGTTGAAATCGTGGACCGTGCCTTTTTCACCGCACCACACCGGGGCGCGCGGTCCCGAGTTCCGCACCAGCGCGAAGCGCTTGAAGCCGTTGCTGGACAGGGCTGTTCCGGGCGCCCGGCGCGGCAGCTCCATGACGAACCCCGCCTGACGCAGCCTGGAAACGTAACGCCGGGCATTGTCGTCGGGCTGACGGTCATCCGGCCCAGCTGCGTCGCTGACCACCTCGGAAATGGTGAACCGCCGCCGGACCCGCATGGATCGCCAGGCGCGCTCACGAAAGGTATTCCGCTGGCTGCGGGAGACCTTTTGCCTGCTGCCTCGAATGACGGTCCCTTCGGCCGCAGCCGCCACTCCGTCTTCGGTCAGCCGCAACACGCCATCGCGCTGGCGCAGGATCAGCCCCTTCTGCAGCAGCTTGACCGTGGCATTGGTGATCTGCCTGCGATTCAAGTCCAGCTCTGCGACAAGGGCGTCGATGTCGCGTCCAGCGGTGGCGGCGGCAAGAGCGCGCAGCACCATCGTGGAGGCAAGACCGACTGTCATGCTATCAACCATCAGATCGCCTCCGGGACGATGATGTCACGGCCGGTTTCCCGATTGGTCATGATGACCTCGCCTACCATGTCGGCGTGGCTGACCCCGTCGGGACCGTGGTTGATGCGCTGGCCATGGCGTTCGATCGCCTTGATCCCCTGGACCATTTCCCGGCTGAAGCCCTTGGACAGCTTGTGCAGGAACCGGATCAGGTCATCGGCCACCGGGACCTCGCACAGTTCGCGCACAAGGGCGGTGGCGTCCTCGAGCGTCGCGGGCTGGAACTCGACCTTGTTCGGTGCGCGGCTTTCGATCTGGGGAAATCGGCGCAGGTTGTCGCGCAGCTTTCCCATGCCTACGAGGATGGTCGGCAGGAACTTCAGATCGGAAATGCCGCGGATCGCTTCCATGACTTCCGGCTTGCCGGAGATCAGATCCGCTTCGTCCACCACCAGGCTGAACGGGCGCCCCTCGATCAGGGCGGTTGCGGACAGATCATCAAGACGTTCGATCACCAGCTTGAACCGGTCGCGGCGAGTGCGCGGGATATTGGTGATCGACAGCTCGGCCAGCAGCTCCTGGATGAACCAGGAATAATCCCAGCCACGCTGCGCGCGCAGGTAGATGCTGCCCGTCTGCGCGGTCCAGCGCGCCATGGTGGCGGTCTTGCCCAGACCGGGCTTGCCATCGACCACGACGAGGCAGGCTTCATCGGCGCCGCGGTCATCCAGGCGGGTCAGCGCTTGTGTAAAGCGCCTGTAATTCGAGGTTTGAACGAAGGTTGCTCGCATGTATGCTCTCCTCAATCTGACGTTTCTGGTTATGCGGCGTTGGTACGGAGGAGGGTTCGAAGCGCCTCCGTATCGACGCCGTTTGCCCGCAGGTTTTCCAATCCGATGGGGCGGGACATGATGCGGCGCAGGGCCGCGAACTGGCTGGGGGTGACCTTGTCCGGGTTCGCCAGCGCCCAGGCTGCCAGCCCCTCGTCCGAGGACAGGGCTGCACGGTGCAGGGTCTGGACCTTCGCCGGCGCATTCGCTGCAACCGGGACTGGCACCGGCTGCAGGTCGATGAAATCCGCCGGCATTTCCTGACGGGCCTCTATCTGCAGCAGCCCATCCCGTTCGGCCTCGACCGCGATGCGCTTGTCTTCGATGCGGCGCAGGCGACCCTTGGCGCGGTCCTCGATGGCCTTCTGGTCGAACGACACCGGGAAGTAGCGCTCGGAGTTCCCTCCAAATCGGGCCACACAGATCAGGCGGCCGGGCTGCCCGCTCTCCACGTCGAACTCGCGCACCCAGACACGATCTGCCTGGTGATAGTCGTAGCCAACCATGACCTGCTCGCCGTGATAGGCTTCCAGCGCCTCATCGAAGTAGAGGTTACCGTTCCACCGCACCTGGGCGCGGCTGGCGGTGCGGATCTCGTAGGGGCGGAACAGATCGTCGGTCTCGCCCTGGTCCAGCTCGACCGGCTCGAAGCCGGCGGCGGCATGGGCGGCCCAGCATTCGTCCGGGGACATGTGCCGGGTCCTGCCGGTCTGAGGGTCGCGAAACTGCGGCAAGCTCGAATGCGGCTTGGTGTTGTATTCGGCCACCATTGCCAAGCAGGCCGCGACGAACTCTTCCCAGCTCGGCAGATGCCGCGAAGTTCCGAACTCTTTCAGGTCGCGCCGCGTCAGCTTGTGAACCTTCTGACCGGCCTCCTTGTCCATGTCCCGGCCGATATAGGTCGGCATCCGCTTGGCCAGCGTGTTCCAGATGGTGCGGTTGATGCGCTCGATCCGGCCCTTGGCCTGCGACCCGTAAGGGGCGGCGTGGCTCTTGGTGATGCCCAGACGCCCCATCAAGTCGCCGACATCGGCATCCAGCGCGGCGTTGCGATACCCGGGGCCGCGGTCGACGTAGAAGATGGCCGGGATCCCCCAGGCGCAGGCATTGCGCAGCGCCTCGGCGACCGAGCGCTGGTTTTCCGAGCGCGCGAGCGAGATTCCGACCACCTTGCGGGTCACCACGTCGACCACCGTGGTGATCTCGGGCCGGATCGGCAGCTTGGTCACCGGATCGGCGATTTCGGCATCGAAGGTCTTGCCGTCGGCCGAATAGATCGTGGTCGGCCACATGTCTTCCGTGGTGCGGGTGACATAGGCCATGCGCGAGCGCAGGGTCAGCAGTCCTTCGCGGCCCACGTTGCGCTCGATGCTGTTCAGCCGCTGTTTCAGGATGTAGCGCACCTGGTGCAGCGTCAGCGGGGTAGTGTTGCGGCGGCGCGCTGCGACATCGTCCAGATACTGGACATGCGCATCGGTCATCTCGGGCTTCGACCCGACAGCGTAAAACCGCATGAACTCCCAGAACTCGGCGGGGATCGGCTCCTGCGCGCGGGGCGGGGTCGGCGCCAGCGCCACCACGCCCTGTTCGTCGCGGGTCTTGAACCAGGCATAGAGCTGGGACCGGCTGATCGTTCCGGCCTTGCTCCGATCATTGGCCACGCGTAGCGTTTCCAGCCGCACATGGAACCCATCGGCGGAGGTGAGGAGCAGGTCCCCCGCCAGCGCCAGCATCTCCTGTCCTGTCAGGATCAGTCCCTGATCCCGGCGCAGCTCGATTTCCTGACGGGCCTGGGCAGCAGCCTGGGCCGCGACAAAGCGAGCGATGGCCCACGACCGGTTCTGGGCCTGTGCAACACCATAGCCCTCGATCGAGCGCAGGATTTCCGCGCGGGCTTCCATGACCTTGCGCGCGCGCGCCGGCAGGGCCTGGGCGCGGATTGCTGCTACCTGACGCCCTTCGGCCTGGTTCGCGACCTCCGTGCGTTGGATGATTGCCGACTTGGTGGCCATGCCGGCAATGGTGGCCTGAACTACATCAGGCAGGATGCTGTAATGGTATTCCATCGGCGGCCGCCCGCCCTCGGCGCTGCGGCGGCGGGCAAGATGCGCGGGGTAGGCGTTCCAGCCTTCGCGCTTGGCCAGCAGCTGAAACCCCCGCTCGCTGCCCGGCACCCCGGTCAGTTGCCGCGCCGTCACAAGCAGGGCCAGTTCCGCGGGGGTGTAATATTCCTGACGGATCATCGCCGCGCCCTCCTGCGCGCATCCAGTGCCGATATGCGGGCCTCGATCTCGGCCAGATGCTCTTTCAGCAGCTGCGCCTCGATCAGCTCGGCGTACTCGGCCTCGATGACGGCCATGCCGAACATGCTGGGCATCCATCCGAGCAGCGCCTTGGCGCCGGTGGCCTCAATCAGGGCGACGAAGGCGTCCAGCGGGATCCGGTGATCCTCGGCCGCCTCGGACGCCCATTTGCTCAGCATGGCTTCCGACACCGGGCGGCCGAGATAATCACTGATCCGCTTGGCCACCTCGGCGCGGGTGACGCCCGCGTCGCGGGCATCGCGTAACGCCTGGGCGATCAGCCGGGCGATGCGGTTGTCCAACCGACCGCGCCCCGCGACATCAGGACTGTATCCGACGGCAACCGGGGGCGGCTGCCAGTCGAACAGGTCCTTGGTCAGGGGATCGCGGTAGCGGGCCATCAGATGCGGCCTTCCGTACGCAGCTGATGAAGCCGCATGACGAAATCCGAGCATGGCCTTACAGTTTCCGGAGAGGTCCCCTTCACCAGACACAGGGCAACAAGCCATGTCGCTTTCAGGATATTCCAGCGCCGCACAAAACGTCGGCGAAGACTTCCGCTCGATGCTGCGCCACGAGGACTACGAGCCCTTGCTCGCGCGACTCTCATTGCGATCTCTTCAGGAGCTAGCCGCATTGCGCAAAGCCGAGCCCGTGCTGCTCGAACGGATTGCGACAGCGGCACCTGCACAGCAGAAAAATCTGCTGGACAAGCTTCCGCTGGAACGCCGGTTCTGGGCGATATCTGCGGCTGCGCAGATTGCATTCGAGGCAGCGGCAGTTCTTGACGCGGTCTCGCGTGAGCTTCAGCCCGGACAGGCGTTTCGGGCGATGATCGGTTCAGTGCAGACAGTGCTGGATGCGACATATCTGTCTCCGGACTGCCTGTGGCCGTGGCCGACCATTCCCCCGAAAGGGGTTCTAGATTGAACGGCGCCGCCATCAGATGCGGCCCCGGCGTTTCAGGGATGCGATCACCCGCTCCTCATGGGCCGCCACCACATGGTCGAAGGTCACATCGTCCAGCGCCCCGAAGCTGCGGCTGGCTGCCTGGAACCGCTTTTCCAGCGGGTTGGGCGCCACACCGTCCTTCAGGTATTCGACGGCCTGGGCGACATTGCCGACCTCGGGCAGGTCCGGGTTCAGGATGGCGTCGAGCACCTTGACCTGCTGGGTCGGTCTCAGCTCGGCCAGCGCCTTCAGTTCGGTCTGCTTGTGGGCCAGCGGAGTGCCGTGCAGGCGGTTGCGGACCGAGGGATAGAGGTCGCGGTAGATCTTTACGGCGAGCATGATGGCGCGCCACGACAAGCCGATCTTCCCGGCATTGTCCTTTGCAAACCCAAAAACCTCGCCATTTTCGCCAGACTGCAAAGTTTGCAGTTTGGCCTTGGTCGCCGGGTCACCGCCGCGCCGCGTGTGCGGATACTTGGCCTCCCACGCTTCCTTCAGCTCGAACAGATGCCGGCAGCGGTCCAGCGCGATCAGGTCATAGCGGCCGAGGTTCTCCATCACCTCTTCGAGCCGCGCATCCTCGTCGGTTTCCGCCTCCGACAACACGGCCGGGATCGTCTTGCGGCCCAGCAGCCGATGCGCCTCCAACCGGTGCAAACCGGCCACCAGACGGAAGGTATCTCCGACCTCACGGACGCGGATCGGCTGTTGCAGCCCCTGCGCGTCGATGATCGCCGCCAGCCCTTCGGCCCAGGCGGGGTCCAGACGGCG